GCAGCGACGCGCTTTTCTTCTCATCTTGACGCCATGATTCGCCACATCACAAAGGCGGAGTTATCCCGCGTGGAGATAGTCGAGCTGCTCAGTCAGGAGTCGGAAAAATTTCACAACATCGGATTGTCTCGCGGGGAGGTGCTTTGATGTCCTGTTCTCGTTCAGTTGTTTTACTGAACAATGCCTTAAAAATCGCCGTTATGAAAAATGGCGATTTGTCTCTTATTCAACTTGGTCTTGATAAAGAAAAACGCGAAATAACTGAATCTGTTATCGCGATTTATCAGAGTGAATTAAACCTCCTGTCTGATGTGGTCAATTTACTTGTTAAACGCGCTGTATTTCACAAGCAAATTTCCTCCGTGGATGAACTGACGAAATTAACGACAGAAATCGCCAGCTATTGCGCTGATGAATTTAAAAAACTGAACGACAAAAGGAACTGGTAATGCCGGACAACGTAGATTTTATTCAGGAACAACAGGCTGAATTACTGGAGCGCCAGATTAACGCGGCAAGGGTAAAACATTGCGGTGCTTCTGCGCTGGTTTGCGAAGAGTGTGACGCGCCAATACCTGCTGCCCGTCGTGCGGCTTACCCGTCAGCCACGCGTTGTGTTTCCTGTCAGTCAGTCTTTGAAGCAAAAAACAAACATTACCGGAGAACGGCATGAGTATTCGTATTGAAATTGGCGAACGTTATGTCGTTACCAGTGACAGCTTTCAGTTTATTCTCCACGAGAAAAAGAGAGCGGAAAGCGGTAAAAACGCCGGTCAGGAATGGCTGGCGGTGGTTGGTTATTACCCGAAATTAAGCCAGCTCGTTTCAGGCCTGATGCATCACGATATTCTGACCGGAAGCGCAAAGTCTTTTGCTGATTTAAACGTGCAGGTTGAGCAACTCAGCAAGCGTTGTTCAGAGGCTTTTGGCTCATATGGCCGTTAAAGCCTCCGGGCGTTTTGTCCCTCCGTCAGCATTTGCCGCAGGCACCGGTAAGATGTTTACCGGTGCTTATGCATGGAACGCGCCACGCGAGGCCGTCGGGCGCGAAAGACCCCTTACACGTGACGAGATGCGTCAGGTGCAAGGTGTTTTATCCACGATTAACCGCCTGCCTTACTTTTTGCGCTCGCTGTTTACTTCACGCTATGACTACATCCGGCGCAATAAAAGCCCGGTGCACGGGTTTTATTTCCTCACATCCACTTTTCAGCGTCGTTTATGGCCGCGCATTGAGCGTGTGAATCAGCGCCATGAAATGAACACCGACGCGTCGTTGCTGTTTCTGGCAGAGCGTGACCACTATGCGCGCCTGCCGGGAATGAATGACAAGGAGCTGAAAAAGTTTGCCGCCCGTATCTCATCGCAGCTTTTCATGATGTATGAGGAACTCAGCGATGCCTGGGTGGATGCACATGGCGAAAAAGAATCGCTGTTTACGGATGAGGCGCAGGCTCACCTCTATGGTCATGTTGCTGGCGCTGCACGTGCTTTCAATATTTCCCCGCTTTACTGGAAAAAATACCGTAAAGGACAGATGACCACGAGGCAGGCATATTCTGCCATTGCCCGTCTATTTAACGATGAGTGGTGGACTCATCAGCTCAAAGGCCAGCGTATGCGCTGGCATGAGGCGTTACTGATTGCTGTCGGGGAGGTGAATAAAGACCGTTCTCCTTATGCCAGTAAACATGCCATTCGTGATGTGCGTGCACGCCGCCAGGCAAATCTGGAATTTCTTAAATCGTGTGACCTTGAAAACAGGGAAACCGGCGAGCGCATCGACCTTATCAGTAAGGTGATGGGCAGTATTTCTAATCCTGAAATTCGCCGGATGGAGCTGATGAACACCATTGCCGGTATTGAGCGTTACGCCGCCGCAGAGGGTGATGTGGGGATGTTTATCACGCTTACCGCGCCGTCAAAGTATCACCCGGCACGTCAGGTCGGAAAAGGCGAAAGTAAAACCGTCCAGCTAAATCACGGCTGGAACGATGAGGCATTTAATCCAAAGGATGCGCAGCGTTATCTCTGCCATATCTGGAGCCTGATGCGCACGGCATTCAAGGATAATGATTTACAGGTCTACGGTTTGCGTGTCGTCGAGCCACACCACGACGGAACGCCGCACTGGCATATGATGCTTTTTTGTAATCCACGCCAGCGTAACCAGATTATCGAAATCATGCGTCGCTATGCGCTCAAAGAGGATGGCGACGAAAGAGGAGCCGCGCGAAACCGTTTTCAGGCAAAACACCTTAACCGGGGCGGTGCTGCGGGGTATATCGCGAAATACATCTCAAAAAACATCGATGGCTATGCACTGGATGGTCAGCTCGATAACGATACCGGCAGACCGCTGAAAGACACTGCGGCGGCTGTTACCGCATGGGCGTCAACGTGGCGCATCCCGCAATTTAAAACGGTTGGACTGCCGACAATGGGGGCTTACCGTGAACTACGCAAATTGCCTCGCGGCGTCAGTATTGCTGATGAGTTTGACGAACGCGTCGAGGCTGCACGCGCCGCCGCAGACAGTGGTGATTTTGCGCTGTATATCAGCGCGCAGGGCGGGGCAAATGTCCCGCGCGATTGTCAGACTGTCAGGGTCGCCCGTAGCCCGTCGGATGACGTTAACGAGTACGAGGAAGAGGTCGAGAGAGTGGTCGGCATTTACGCGCCGCATCTCGGCGCGCGTCATATTCATATCACCAGAACGACGGACTGGCGCATTGTGCCGAAAGTTCCGGTCGTTGAGCCTTTGACTTTAAAAAGCGGCATCGCCGCGCCTCGGAGTCCTGTCAATAACTGTGGAAAGGTCACCGGTGGTGATACTTCGTTACCGGCTCCCACACCTTCTGAGCACGCCGCAGCAGTGCTTAATCTGGTTGATGACGGTGTTATCGAATGGAATGAGCCGGAGGTCGTGAAGGCGCTCAGGGGCGCATTAAAACACGGGCTGGGAACGCCAAATCGTCAGCAAAGAAACGGAAGCCCGTTAAAACCGCATGAAATTGCACCATCGGCCAGACTGACCCGGCCGGAACGATTGCAAATCACCCGTATCCGCGTTGACCTTGCTCAGAACGGTATCAGGCCGCAGCGATGGGAGCTTGAGGCGCTGGCGCGTGGGGCAACCGTAAATTATGACGGGAAAAAATTCACGTATCCGGTCGCTGATGAGTGGCCGGGATTCTCAACAGTAATGGAGTGGACATGATGGCAAAAATTCACGAGGTAAAGCTGCACGCAAAATATTTCGACCTTGTGCTGGAAGGAAAGAAACGCGCAGAGTTTAGGAAAAATGACCGTAATTATGAGCACGGGGACACGTTGATTTTGCATGAATGGGTGCAGGGTGTGTATACGGGGCGAAAGGTTGAAGCCCGGATAACAGATGTTACTGACCTGTCAGACTGGCTGGAAGATTATGTCTTGCTAAGTATTGAGCTGCTTAATACAGGCGCATATGAGATTGTGAACTGGAAAGAACTTAGTGAGCGTGGTCTGGTATTCAGAATTAATCATGAAATTATGCATCAGCTCGGCCTTGCTGTTATGTATGAACCAGAGACGGGGATGTCTGGCGGGGCAATGGTTGCCACGGATGGAGCATGGAACTATTCAGATGAACAGATGGAGCGTGCACAGCAAAACGGGTGGCTTGGATAATGCACAGAATACCAGGCGAGATACCGCACCATAAAACTAAAAATATCAAGCTGATGGCTATTGTTCAGCGTTTACAGCGGATTATGGTCAACGAAAATCTGACGCCCGATGAGCTGGTCGGGTGTGCCGAAATAGTCCGGGATAATTACGGGCGGCTTAACTATATCGGTCAGTCCAGAGTTGCGCCACCACCACGCAGACGATAGAGAACGCCGCCAGTCGTGAAACTTGTTTTCAGGGCTGGCGGGGTTGAACAACGAGCGAAGCGAGGCGTTAGTTGACAGACATATTTTTACTGCGTTGGTGCCGGTTTTTAACGGTTGAAAGGAGTTAGGTTGGAGAGCTAACAACTTACAAATATTCAAAAGTAAGCATCCTGTTGTTAACATGAGGTCGATTTTTTATGTGGATGATGCAAAAAGGATAGCTATGGATACTATAATCGCTTTTCTATCACTCGCTTTTTTCGTTGCTTTCTTCATCGGGTTAATCAAGCCATCACTGGTGCGAATGCCAAACCGCAAACGTGCAAGTGCGGTTTATCTCGGAGGAGGTTTTGTATTGAGCATAATTGGTTCAATACTCTATCCAACAGAAAAAAGCCAGCCAGTTGATAAAACTGAAACATCAACCGTTGCAGAACACAAAGTCCAAAAAACATTCGAATATGGGGAAAAAACACTCAAGGAATATCGGAACGAGTCAAAGAAAACACGACACGATATTGTGAATAGTTACATTGATTTTAAGGAAGTTCCAGCCACCGCGTCAGATGCGTTTTATGCCTGCATGAGTGAGTATACATTTACCAAAGATGATGAGTTGAAACTCGGTGATGTTCTTGGGTGGTGCTTTAATGATTATGAAAATGACCCGAATTCACTAAACAATAAAATCAATCTTGATACATTTCAGAGTAATTTTAGTGGTTGGGATGGTTCTTATCGTCCATTGGAAAAACTAATTAAAGATAATATGAACGATGATTCATCTTATAAACATGTGTCAACGGTATATCATCTGGTTTTGAATAAAGACCCGTACGCTATTGTGAAAACTACGTTTCGCGGTACTAATGCTTATGGTGGAGTGGTTAAGCAGACTATAGCTGCGCGCGTCGACATACGAACGGGAGAGGTTGTATCAATATTAGATAATTGATTATAAGCAATGAGTGCTGAATGGTTTTCTGCACTCATATAAATATGAACTTTTTAGGTGATGTAATGGAATATCAACTGGATTTACAAGAGAATGCTATTGATAGTTTTAATGAAGCTTTAGCAAAGTATGAGTTAGGGCAAAGAGGAGAATTGCGGCAATATAAATTTGCTATCTTGCATTTGTCACATTTTCTTGAGCTGGTGTTGAAGTTATATATTGTTACAGTAGATGAAAATTTACTGTATTCCGATTGCTATAAACAAATAGCTACAAGAGCAAAGCGAGAATCAATCAGTCTTTTAGACGCATATAATAAAATTATCGAGGATGGCGTTGATTTAGGAAGGTTCATTGAAGGGAAATCTAGGCCATATACGATAACCTTAGATCAGGCACTAAACTTTGCTAAGTGTGAGAAATGTGGCATAACTGGGGTTGATTTTGTAGATATTGATTTTTGTAATGATATAGCTTGGATAAAGAATTTAAGAAATGATATTGAGCATTATCAATTCAGACTTACTCCTAAAGACGCGCGCTTGTGTATTGGACGCCTAGTCCGGGGGGTAGCTGAGTTTATTGATATCTTCGATCTTTTTAATCTTGAAGATGAAGTCGGTGCAGATAACTTACAGATATTTCAAACTTTAGCTGATGAATACTCTCATAGGCTCTCTGAAGCCAAGAAAGAAGTTGAAGAAAGAGAGGCTGAAGCTTTTTATGGGGTTAGGCCTAAATTTTATGAATTGGTCGATTGGAAAGTTTATGAATGTCCTGAGTGTTCTAACGACACAATGATTCCCTCTGATGAGTCTTCTACGGGTTACAAATGCACTTTTTGTCAGAATGAAGATAGTGATGATATTGATGTTGCTTGCGATTGTTGTGGTGCGCAGGCTCCCAGCAGCGAAATGAGCATTTGGCCAATGGATGATGGTGATGTTGAGTATCGTTGTTACTACTGTTCAGGGCAGTATCAGGCAGATAAAGACTTTTAATTTGCTGTTAACTGCTAGGGATGAAGTTAAAAATCATAGGACTCATCGTTAATTTATACTCAAATTTGTTTGATTTCTGCATTGCATACAAAAGATGCATTTTTTTGCATGCGTCAGACGTGCTTGCTCTGACAGTATATTGTCAGAGCTGGCGCGAATCTGGATTGTTCGTGCAACTGCATTAAAACCGCCCCATGAAGCGGGCGGGCGAGGCGGGGAAAGCACTGCGCGCTGGCGGTGGTGCTGATTTTATTTTTTCAGCGTCTGAGCGCGTCGTGAAGGCGCTTAGTCTGCCCGTTGAGGCGTTGGTTGTCTGCGGGGTGTTTTGTGCTGTGGTGAGCGTGTGAGGGCGTGATGACGGGGTGTAAAAAAGCCGCCCGCAGGCGGCGATGTTCAGCCGTTGTCAGTGTCCAGTGAGTAGTTTTTAAAGCGGATGACCTCCTGACCGAGCCAGCCGTTTATTTCCCGAATCCTGTCCTGTAACGGGATAAGCTCATTGCGGACAAAGACCTTTGCCACTTTCTCAATATCACCCAGCGACCCGACGTTCTCCGGCTTGCCGCCCATCAACTGAAAGGGGATGCGGTGCGCGTCCAGCAGGTCAGCGGCGCTGGCTTTTTTGATATTAAAAAAATCGTCCTTCGTTGCCACTTCACTGAGCGGGATAATTTTGATGCCGTCGGCTTTCCCCTGTGGGGCATAGAGAAACAGATTTTTAAAGTTGTTGCGGCCTTTCGACTTCACCATGTTTTCGCGGAGCATTTCGATATCGTTGCGATCCTGCACGGCATCGGTGACGTACATGATGTATCCGGCATGAGCGCCGTTTTCGTAATACTTGCGGCGGAACAGCGTGGCTGACTCATTCAGCCAGGCAGAGTTAAGGGCGCTGAGATATTCCGGCAGGCCGTACAGCTCCTGATTAATATCCGGCTCCAGCAGGTGAAACACGGAGCCGGGTGCGAAGGCTGTCGGCTCGTTGAAGGACGGCACCCACCAGTAAACATCCTCTTCCACACCACGGCGGGTATATTTTGCCGGTGAGGTTTCCAGTCTGATGACCTTACCGGTGGTGCTGTAACGCTTTTCCAGAAATGCATTACCGAATACCAGAAAATCCAGCACAAAGCGGCTGAAATCCTGTTGCGAAAGCCACGGATGCGGGATAAATGTCGAGGCCAGAATATTACGTTTGACGTAAATCGGTGAGCTGTGATGCACGGCAGCACGCAGGCTTTTTGCCAGACCGGTAAAGCTGACCGGTGGCTCATACCATCTGCCGTTACTGATGCACTC